CCAAGTGCGATAAGGGTGATTTAATGAAAGTTGAATTATTGATACAGTGGCTTGATACCTGTTATGAACCTGTAACACTTGATGGCATAACTTGGACATTAGAAAGAAAAGGAGCACCAGGAAAACTAGAATTTACAGTGCTTAAAGATTCTAAACTGAGGTTTGAAGAAGGTGCTTCGGTTCGGTTAAAAGTAAATGATACTAATTTATTTTATGGCTTTGTATTTAAGAAAACATATGATAAAGATAAAAATATCAAAGTAACTGCGTATGATCAGTTAAGGTATTTAAAGAATAAAGATACATATGTTTACAAGAATAAAACCGCTACTGAACTTGTTAAGATGATTGCAGCAGATTTTAACTTAAATATTGGGCAGATGGATGATACGTATTTTAAAATTGCTACTAAAGTTGAAGATAACAAAACGTTATTTGATATTATTCAGGATGCACTTGATGATACTTTAGACAACAGAAGTGAAATATATGTACTATATGATGATTTTGGCAAGCTGAGATTATCCTATATTGAGTTCTTAAAAATTGGATTGGTTGTTGATGCGGAAACCGCAGAATCATTTGATTATTCAAGTTCAATTGATGGTGAAACCTACAATAGAATCAAACTTGTTAGAGAGAATGAAAAGACTGGTAAACGTGATGTTTATATTGCACAAAGCGGTGACAATATGAATAAATGGGGTGTTCTTCAATACTTTGATACTGTTGATGAAAATGTCAATGCAGTTGCAAAAGCTAATGCACTTTTAAAGTTATACAATGAAAAAACCAAATCATTGAAAATAAATGGTGTATTAGGCGATACAAGAGTAAGAGCAGGCTCACAAATTATTGTGCAGTTAGAATTAGAAGATATGAAACTACAAAATTTTATGCTGGTTGAAAAAGTAACACATAAATTTGAAAACAATCATCACAGTATGGATTTGACACTGAAAGGGAACGGTATTTTTGATGGCTAATTTGGTTGAATTGATTAAACAGGCAGCAGTTGAAGCGGTGAATGCTTCTGATCCTGCTGCTTTTTATTTTGGTACTGTAACTAGTGATAATCCTTTGTCCATCAACGTTGAACAAAAGATGGATTTAACAAGTGAATTTCTTATTCTAACTAATGCGGTGAAGGACCATGTTGTAGAAATGACAGTTGATCATACAACTGAAAATGTATCACTTAATGCTGATCATACGCATGAAGTTGAATCAAGCGGTGATATAACTGTTACATCTAAACTGAATCCTGAACAACCAGGAACAACGATTGAAAATGAAGTTCAGAATACATCGTCAACATCAATAAGTGCAGTTAAAATTGATTTAACGCATAAACACAGTTATAAGGGTAGAAAGAAGTTTACAGTTCATAATGCACTAAAAAAAGGTGAAAAAGTTGTAATGATAAAATTGCAAGGCGGTCAAAAATTTGTTGTTTTAGATCGTGTATAAAAAAGGGGGAATGTTATGATTCCACAAAATGAATATGAATTAGAAAATGATGCTGCTTTAGATATTGAAGAAATACCGACACCAACCCCTAGGATCATCATGGGAAAAAACAGGCTCATGGGTTCATGTGATGGGCTTGAAGCAATTAAACAGGCAGTATATTTAATCCTAAATGTTGAAAGGTACAGATATGTAATTTATTCATCGAATTATGGAGTTGAATTTGATGATCTGTTAGGTAAACCAGTTCCATATGTACTGCCTGAATTAAAAAGAAGAATTGAAGAAGCATTGACACAAGATGATCGTATTACAAGTGTTGATGGTTTTGAGTTTGAGACAAAAAAAGATACAGTGCATTGTACATTTACAGTACACAGTATTTTTGGGAATTTTGTAAGTGAAAGTGTGGTGAATATTTGATGTATGAAAATATTACTTTTGAAAAACTGATGGAAAGAGCAGTTGCGAGAATTGAAGAACAAAACTCTAATATTGACACAAGAGAAGGTTCTATTGTCTACAATGCTTTAGCACCAGCTATTTATGAAATTATGGGAATGTATATTGAGATTGACAGAATCATGAATGAAACATTTGCTGATACTGCATCAAGAGAATACCTTATCAAAAGAGCAGCAGAACGTGGTATTATTCCACAGCCTGCAACAAAGGCTATTTTAAAAGGGGTATTTACCCCATCTGCACTTGAAATTCCTATTGGTTCAAGATTTTCATTAGAAAAACTAAATTATACAGTTATAGAAAAAATTGGTGATGGTCAATATCAGTTGGAATGTGAAACTGCTGGTGAAGAAGGTAACCTTCATTTTGGACAGCTTATTCCAATTAACTATATTGATAAGTTGGAAACCGCTGAACTTGTTGAATTGCTTATTCCTGGTGAAGACGAAGAAGATACCGAATCAATAAGAAAAAGATATTATCAATCATTAGAAGCTGAAAGTTATGGTGGTAACAAAATTGACTATAAAATTAAGGTTGGGTTAATAAAAGGTGTTGGCGGTGTTAAAGTCTATTCAGGTCATGAATGGAACGGCGGTGGAACTGTCAAAATCGTTATAACTGATTCTGATTTTGAAAAGCCTACGGATACATTAGTGAAATCGGTTCAAAAAGAAGTTGATCCCGTTGCTACACCTGGTGAAGGTATTGGGATAGCCCCTATTGGACATATAGTAACTGTTGTAGGTGTTAATGAGGTTGAAATAGATATTAGTACCCAAATAATTTATCAGCCTGGATATTATTTTGAAGCTGTTAAAACAGATTTAGAAAAAGCAGTTGATGAATATTTACAAGGTTTGAATTCAGTTTGGGAAGATGAGAGTAACATTATTGTTCGTATATCGCAGCTTGAAACTAGAATTTTAGGTGTAAAAGGTGTTCTTGATGTCATGAATACAACAATCAATGGGGTATCAGAAAATTATACTGTTCACAAAGACAGTATTGTTAAAAGAGGTGAATTAACCGATGGAAACTAGACTTATTAGTTATCTTCCACCTGTTTTACAGAATATCGAAGAATTTAAGGCGCTATATGGAACTGAAGATTATGAAATTGATGATTTGTACGCTGCACTTGAGATTCTTTTAAAGGATCAGTTTGTGCATGAAGCAACTGAAAATGGTATCAAAAGATGGGAGAAGATTTTAAAGATTATTCCTGGGGCTTCTGATACCTTAGATATGCGCAGATTTGAAATTTTAAATCGTTTGAATATCAAGATACCTTACACTATAACGATGCTTCGAAACAAAATACAAGCATTGTATGGGAGCAATTGTGATATTAAATATATCAATGATACTTATACATTGAAAATTTTTGTTCCTGCTATCGTAGATAAGGAACTTTTAAATTTACAAAAAATGTTAGATGTGATTATTCCAGCTAATTTAATTGTTAACATTATCATAAATGAACAGATAGAAAGGATGAGGAAATTATGAAATTTGAAAACAAAGTTTATGACACTTTAAAGTACGTGGCACAGGTGGTATTGCCATCAGTTGGAACGTTGTATTTTGCACTTGCAGGGATTTGGGGGTTACCATTTGGAGAAGAAATTGTTGGTACAATCACTGCGATTGATGCGTTTTTAGGTGCTTTATTAATGATTTCAACCAGCCAATATAAAAAAGCGAAAGAATAGTGGGTGTTCCAATGTCACAAGGTGAATTCTATGTATTATTATTTGGTGCAATTAGCGGCTTAGCAGTTGTTGTTGCACCGATTTTAAAACTTAATTCTAATATAACGAAATTAAATTCCAATATGGAGTATTTGAATCGTAATGTCGTAGAGAGTGAAAAAAGAATCAATGATATAGCCCAACAACAAAATATGACGGATAAAGTTCTTTATGAACATAAATATATCCTTAAAAATCATGAAGATAGAATTGATAAATTAGAAAAATAAGAGTGGTTGAATACTGCTCTTATTTTTATTACAGAAGGAGAATGAAAAATGGAAATCAAACAAAATTTTTTAGTAAACAATGAATGTTATAAAGCAGGCAGAACTATTAAAGTTACAAAGTTAATGGTTCACTCTACTGCGTGTCCTAATGTGTCTGCTGCTGATTTTGCAAAAGCATGGAATACTCCAAGACCTGCTGGTAGACAAGTATGTGTTCATGCTTTTGTAGATGATAAAGAGGTTATTCAAACATTGCCATGGAATTATAGAGGTTGGCACTGCGGTTCAGGTTCTAATGGTTCAGGCAATAACAATATGATTGGCGTTGAACTGTGTGAACCTGCTGATTATTCAGATAAAGCGTATTTTGATGCTGCTATTAAAAATATGATTGAGTTATATACTCATTTGTGTAAAGAATTTGGATTATCAGCTAATGATATTATTTCACATAAAGAAGGTCATTCACAGGGTGTTGCTTCTGATCACGGTGATCCAGATCACTGGTGGAAGTTCGTAGGATACACAATGAATGATTTTAGAGCTGATGTTGCTGACTGCATTGCAAATGGTAATGTAAATGTTAGTTATGGCAACACTGTAAAACCTACTAAACCACAAACCAGTGAAGGATATACAACTGGTAAGACTTATACATTACAAACTGAATTGAAAGTTAGAACAGGAGCTGGTACAAACTATAGAGCTAAATCTCACAGTGAATTAACTGTAGACGGTAGAAAACATGATGCTGATGGAGATGGGGCTTTAGATAAAGGTACTAGAGTTTCATGCTTAGAAGTTGCAAAAAATGGTGATGATATTTGGATCAGAACACCATCAGGGTGGTTAGCAGCTTATTACAATGGAAATAGATATATCTCTGGTGAAGCTGTTTCTAATGGTTCTTCTACAAGCCAAAATAAGCCCTCTAATGCATCAAAATCACTAGGAACATATGAAGTAACTGCCAATGATTTAAGTGTTCGTACCGGTCCTGGTACAAATTATCCACGCAAGACATATGCAGAGCTTAGTACAGATGCAAAAAAACATGATTATGATAAAGACGGTTGTCTAAACAAGGGAACTCGTGTTACTGTTTCGAAATGGAACGGTAATTGGGCTAAGATTCCATCAGGTTGGGTATCAGGTGATTATTTAAGAAAGGTATAGCAATATGAAACGCATAGAAATATCAATTTTAGCTATTCTAGCGCTATTATCACTATTACTAGGAATTGCCCTGGTACAAGAGAAACAAGCCACTAGAAACCTAAAAATAAACATAGAACTAACAAAGCAGGAACTTTATGATGCTAGAGGTGATAGAGATTATTATAAATCTCAATATCAAAAATATTTTGAACTGTCTGAGGAACTTCAAAATCAAATGGGAGTTTACGCACAGTGAGAATAATTCTAGTTAACAATGCTAAAGATTTAGATGGATTTCTTTTACCGTTATGCTTTTTTGGCGGGAATACCCGACTATTAGAGGAAAAAGAAAAGACCTGTATCATTCAATGTGATGATGCAGTTATTGAAGTATTAAAAGAGTACATAGTAAAACCCTAGCCTTAATCGGTTAGGGTTGTTTTTTTGTACTTTTTATTCACGTAT